CTTTGTCGGCCTTAAATGGCTGGCTCCCAAGACTGAAGCCAAGTGGGACGATTCAATTGTGGATATGGTGGAAGGCACAGCCGAGTATCTGGGAGTTGAACCGGAAGACCTGGCCAAGAAGAGCTTGGGACGCCTGAAAAAGAAGGTGGTCAAGTAGCCATGCGAAACTTAGCGCTGATCGTCATGGGCGCGATCCGGTGGGCCGGGCAGGTCCTGGCCCGACTGAAAAAGAAAGTGATCAAGTAGCCATGTTTGGGGGAATAAATGGAATTGGCAGGTTTTTGGGGCTCTTGGCCTCCATTATCCGCAGGATCTTGCAAAGCAGGAAAAGGCGAAAGGCCCAGGAAAGCTATGAGGCTATTGAGTCTGATCCTGCTGCTGAGTTTATTGACCGCTACGGGGTGCATGAAAATGGGTCAGAGTCCAAAGCCCCTGCCTCCCAGGCCAACGCTGGAAAGCGCGAAAAGAAATGACCAGGGCGGAATCTGCCTGGACCGAAGCGATACCAAAGAGCTGATGCACTACCTGGATAAACTGGAGAGACACTGAATGGATGCTCAGGTGATTACCAAGGTTGCCGCACTGGCCTTGACCGTGATTGTACTCTGGTCAGGTGTGCTTTTCTGGGCGGTTAAATGGCTGCTGGACCGTTATCAGCGATCCATTGAGCAGCGCCTGGAGGGCCTGGAAACCTGCGATGAACATACAGACCAGCGCCAGCGCGATGTTGAAAAGCAGATACTGGAACTAAAGACGGAACTGGCCAAGGAATATGTGCACCGCGAAGACTGGATTCGCGGCTGGAACACGGTGGAGGCCAAGCTGGATGCTGTTTACGGCAAAGTCGATGAAATAAAGGACAGGGTTTATGCGCGAAATTGAAATGGACAGATTTACCAGGGAGCAGGTGCGTTGGCGTATTCTCCGGGTGCTGGACGCAGGCAGGCCCTACCCTGTGTCTGAGACGGTTATCTACCGCGCCCTGCATGATGTCAGCCTGCCCACCACTCCCAGGGAGTTAAGGCGGGATCTGGCTTTTTTGGAAGATTTGCGGCTTGTGGAGCTGGATTCCGTGGAGCGCCCGGAATGGTCAGCAAAATTAACTGCCGAGGGCGTAAACGTGGTTGAATACGCCATTGACGCGCCTGCCGGGGTCTCCAGGCCAGCGAGGTACTGGTAATGCAGCGCCCCAAGGTTGAGTCACTGCCTGAAGAAGTCCGCTCTGAGCTGGAGCAGAAGCTGATTCAAGGCGGGTTCCAGGGCTATGAAGAACTGGCTGAGTGGCTTCAGGACCAGGGCTTTGAAATCTCCAAGTCCAGTCTGCACCGCTTTGGGCAGAAGTTTGAAAACCGTTTAAAGGCCCTTAAAACAGCCACTGACCAGGCCAAGGCAGTTGCAGAGGCCAGTGCCGACGAGGCCGGAGATATGAACGAGGCTTTGATCCGCCTGGTGCAGACCAAGGTCTTTGAACTGCTGGTGGAGATGGAGGACGGAACTGACCTCACCAAGATAGGCCGCATGGTTGCAGATCTGGCCCGCGCAAGTGTGAGCCAGAAGAAGTGGTCCCAGGAGGCCAAGGAAAAGATTAAAGCCAAGCTGGAAGCCCTGGAAAAGGAAGATAAGGGCAAAGGGCTCAGCCCGGAAATGGCAGACAAGATCCGCAGGGAGATACTGGGGGTCTTATGAGTTCTGGCCTGTTTGCTCCGGGTGAAGGGGATAAGGCCCCATCAGTCTTTCTTTCTTATCAGGCCAACTGGGTTAAGGACCAATCTCAGGTCAAATTTTGCGAAAAAAGCCGCCGGATCGGGATCACCTGGGCGGAAGCTGCTGACGATGTTCTTTTGTCCGCAACTGAAGGCAAAAAAGGCATGGATACCCTTTATATCGGCTATAACCAGGAAATGACCAGAGAGTATATTGATACCTGCGCTGAATGGGCCAGGAAGTTTAACAAGGTCTGCTCAGAGGTTCAGGAATTCATGTTTGAAGATGAAGACCCGGATAGAGAGATCAGGGCCTTCAGAATTTCTTTTGCCTCCGGTCATGAGATTGTGGCCCTATCATCCAGGCCGACCAACCTAAGAGGCAGGCAGGGCCGGGTTGTTATAGATGAGGCAGCCTTTCACGAAGATTTAAAAGGTCTTTTAAAGGCAGCATTGGCCTTGCTTATCTGGGGCGGACAGGTGGTGGTTGTATCTACGCATTTCAGCGAAGACAATGATTTTAACCAATACGTCCAGGACATCCGGGCAAAGCGGCTTGATTACAGCCTGCACCGCTATGACTTTGATTTGGCCCTTGCTGCTGGCCTGTATAAACGCATTTGCTACGTGCGCGGCATAGAGTGGTCAGAGGCTGAGGAAAAGATTTGGCGGCAAAAGGTTATCAACTTTTACGGTGACGATGCGGACGAAGAGCTGTTCTGTATTCCGTCCAAGGGCGGAGGTCTCTACCTGCTCCGCAATATCATTGAAGCCTGTATGGACCCCACTATTCCGGTTTTGCGCTGGCAGCCACCGGCAAAGGACTTTGTTGATTGGCGCGACGATCAAAGATTTCGCGAGGTCCGGGCTTGGTGTGATGGCGAACTGGCCCCAGTTCTAAATAACTTATCCAAGGCCGCTGCATGGCTTGGTGAAGACTTTGGCCGCAATGTGGACCTTAGCGCAATCTGGCCTTTGCAGGAAACACCAGGTCTTACTTATCGCACTCCATTTTTGCTTGAGCTTTCAGACTGCCCTTTTGCCCAGCAGGAACAGATTTTCTGCTTTATAGCAGACCGCTTAGGGCGCTTTGCAGGCGGGGCTCTGGATAAGGGCGGAAACGGGGCGTTTCTGGCTGAACGTGCCAGGCAGCATTACGGCCAGCACCGCATCGAGGAAGTTCATTTTTCAGATACCTGGAACCTGGGAAACTGGCCGCCTGCCAGGGCAGCACTTGAGGATCGAACCGTTACAATCCCAAAAGACAATCAGGTCCTGGAAGATTTCCGGGCAGTCAAAAAGGTCAAGGGAGTCCCCAAGGTGCCCAGGGATGCCAGAACCGAAAACAAGACCGGAAATAAGCGCCATGGTGATACGGCAATCGGTTATGTACTCAGTATGTTTGCAGCAAGGAAACTGGAAAGTGCCGGCCCGGTGGAGGTTACTCATGGCAAGAAGCTGGAATCAACTAAAATGGCAGCAGGTTACTAAGAATGGCGAATAACGCGCAACTGCTAGACGAAATAGCCACCAGGGAAACGGCCCAGGGCTTTAGCCCCGGCAATTGGTTGACCGGACTGCCTGACCCGGACCCTGTATTGCGTAAGAAGGGCGAGTACGCTTCTGTGCTTTCTGAGCTTACTGCTGATGACCAGGTTATTACTGCCATGCAGCAGCGTAAGTTAAAGACCCTACTCAAGGGCGATTACAAATTTGTACCCGGCAAAGCTGAAGGCCAGGAATCGTCAAGCGAAGCCAAGCAGCTCTGCGACAGGCTGATAAAAGATCTTGAGCGTGTAGACCTTTACAATTTGATCTCCGAAGTTTTGGAAGCGCCCTATTATGGCTTTACCCCCTGCGAGGTCCTTTGGAGGCCCGAAGGTTCCAGGCTGCACATCTATGATGTTGTAGCCAAACCCAGGGACTGGTTTCAGTTCAACGAAAAAAATCAATTTTCATTTATCGGTTCATCCCTGGCTCTGCCTGAACAGGTGCCTGACTACAAATTTGTGTTGGCCCGGCATTTCCCCACTTATGAAAATCCTTACGGCCTGCGTCTCTTGAGTCGCTGTCTCTGGCCTGTGGCTTTCAAAAAAGGCGGGGTGCGCTGGTGGCTCAGGTTCGCGGAAAAGTTCGGCCTGCCCTGGGTATTGGGAGAAGCCAACGAAAGGATGGACGAAAACGAGCGCCAGGCAGCAGCCCTGCAATTGCAAAGCATGGTTGAGGATGCGGTCGCGGTTGTTTCCGGGCTGAAAGCCCATGTGCACGAACCTTCAGGCAAGGGCGAGGTGCACCAGTCTCTGGTGGGCCACTGGGACGCAGCTATTGCCAAGGTCCTGTGCGGCCAGACCTTGACCAGTGATGTGGGCCAGGGTGGAACAGGGTCTTATGCTCAGGCCAAGACCCATTATGAGGTCCTGGATGATTTTGCCCAGGCTGATGCCATACTGGTGCGGACTTTCTTTAACGATCTGGCCTGGAGCTACGCCCAGGTCAATGCCCCGGACGTGCTCTCCCCTGTTTTTGAATACGACGAACCGGAAGACCAGGCAGCCAAGGCGGATCTGGACGGCAAGAAGTATAAAGTGGGGGTTCGCTTCACCAAGAAATATTTTGTCCAGAACTACGGTATGGCTGACGATGAATTTTACATGCAGGGCGAGAATGGCAGTGCGTCAGGCGGTCAGGGATCTGATTTTGCGGCCAGTGATAATGAGCCGGAAGCTCAGGATGCACTGGATTCCATGGTTGATTCCATGCTGGACGACGCCCAGCAGGCTGCGCAGTCCCAGGCGGACAGCCTGATGCAGCTCATTGAGCAGGCCGAGAGCTACGAAGAGGCCAAGCTGCTTTTGGCTGAAGCCCTGGGAGAAGGTGCGGAAGACCAGATGGCTGAACAGCTTTTAAACGGTATGCTTAACAGCGCTCTGCTGGGTCGCTGGGAGGTCAGAGACCAGAGATCAGAGGCCAGAGGTCAGGGACCGGAAGACGGAGGCCAGGATGCTTAATGTAAAGCCTTTGCCCCCGGAAAAGGCGCTGGAATATTGGACGCAGCGCATACCGATTACCGCAGATGATTTTTCCTCTCTGGAAAAACAGGCGCGCAACCGGGCCTGGACCGTACAGGGCCTGGCCAAGCAGGAATTGGTGTCAGATGTCTTCAGGTCCATGCAGCAGGCCCTGGAGGAAGGTCTGTCCATTCAGGAGTGGCGCAAGAGGGCCAGAAATATTTTGAGCGCTGACGGAGATACCCCTGCTGCCTTACTGAAAAAGCACAGGCTGGATGTGATCTACCGCACCAATATGCAGACCGCCTACCAGGCAGGCCGCTGGCAGCAGATCCAGGAGGGCGAGGGTAGGCAGTATCTACGCTACTCTGCTGTCCGGGATCGCAGGACAAGGCCCCAGCATGCTGCCCTGCACGGCAAAGTCTATCCTGCTGACCACGAGTTCTGGGATCAATACTATCCGCCCAACGGTTTTAACTGCCGCTGCACAACCTCTGTTTTGTCTGAAGAATTGGTGCAGGGCTATGGCTACGAGGTTGAAAAGAACCTGCCCGGACCTACGGAATGGGTTGACCCGCAAACCGGGGAGGTCAAGACGGTTAACCCTGCACCTGATCCGGGCTTTGGCAATAATCCAGGCAAAGATTTTCTAACCGGACTCTCCCCCAGGGAGTTGGACGCGGAGATTGCACCCATTGCCGGAGATGTGCTGTGCAAGGATGGCGAGGGTTTGTTTGCCGGTGAATGCTGGCTTGGACTGGACCAGATCGAGCCCCGTCACATTTTCCAGTTTACTAAAGACGACCTCTTGAGGCCAGGCATGGATGACCTGTCTTATATTAAGGCCTTTGTGTCTGAATTTGGAGCCAATTACGGGCAGAGCAAATTGATCAGGGTTCCTGGCGTAAATCTGCCCCTGGTTGTTAGCGACAGGCTCTTTTTAGACAAAAAAACAACTGGCTGGAAGGTGCAAAAGCGAGGCAGGGAAAAATATTTAAGGCTCATGGCCAGGACAATCCAAAACCCTTTTGAGGTCTGGCAGTCAACCGGCAGGATTATCAAGGGCGATAAAAGCGTCCCTGTTTCCTTTATAAGTATGCTGCGGCTATTTAAGGGTGAAGGCCAAGATGTCGGAGGCTTCTCAATATTTCGGTACATAGGCGGAAGCCAGTGGCAGGGAGTTACAGTCTTCCCGAGTGACAAAAACAAGGCAGGGCTGTTTAACTACCTGGAATCGCAAAGAAAGGAAATGTTTAAAAATGGTGTCTTGCTCTATCGCGAAAGGTAATTGTCCGACCGTCCCGGACCGGCCGGACTGGCGGCACCCTTGTTGATAGCCCCGTCCGGGCGGGGTTCAGGGTCCACCGCCAAAGAAGATACAAATAAAATAATGGCGGTTTAAGGATTAGTCAACCTCAAAGCTAAAAAGCTCATATTTTCGTTTTAAGGCCAATAAAAGCTTTGACCCGGCCTTGGGTACGGAAAATCAAACGGAAGAAAAATTAAACACTTTTTAAACACCTTTATGGACGTATTTTAATGAGAGCGCAGGATGTGAAATACAAAAAACAGAAAAAAGCAGCAAAGACTTCTTTCTGTCTTTTGTTTTTTGCCGCCTGGAATCTGCAAAGCGAGGTGAGAAAATGAATGATTGGCTGGAGATTGCCAGAGTTGGCGAATTTAAGGACATGAGCGGGAAAAAGGTCAGTATTACCAAGGAGAAGCTGAACTCTTTAGCAGCCACTTCGGTGGACGGCCATACAGTACCTTTGGTTTTTGGTCATCCCAAGACGAATGACCCGGCTTACGGCTGGGTGGATAAGCTCAAGGTTGAGGGTGAAAAGCTTTT